CAGCGGCGGCGCTCTTGGCGGCCGCCACGAATGCTCGCACCTTGTCGGCGAGGCTAAAAAGGTCGGTCGTAGCGGCGATCGGTGCGGATGAAATCATGCCTTGACTCCTACGACGTAGACTTCGATGTCGGCCGCGGCGGCCCCGTTGTTCGTAATGGCGATCACCTTGTTGGTGGTGGTCGTCGCAAGGCCCGCGGCGAGGTGCGTCGTGTAGAGCACGCCCTCGGGGCCGATGGCGATCGAGTCCGCGGAAAGGGCGGTCCAGCGGTTTGTGACGCTCACGCCGGCCGAGAGGCTGGCGGCCGTCGAGCGGTTGCGGATGAGGAGCACCTTGACGCTCGCGAGCGACAGCGTGCCAGTGCCACCCATGAACACGAGCGGCAGGGCTCGGAGGTCAACGTTGGCCGTGCCGCCGGCCGCGATTGTGATCACGTCCTTGTAGTAGCCGTTGGCCTGGCCGGCGGCCGTGCCGTCGGTCAGCGTGAACGGAATCAAGGCCGTCACCGAATCGGTGAGGGCGGTCGTCGAGAGCTCGTCGACCCACGACGGCACGACCCGCAGCGTTCCGGCGAGTGAGAAACTAGCTGCCACTGCCGCTCCCTGGCGCCGCCGTAGAGGTGCCGATCAGAAACAACGAGTACGTCACCGCTGCCGCGTTGGGATTCGAGATGCGGATCGTCGAGTTGGCTTCGGTCACGACCCAAGCGTCGGTCTGATTGACCGCACACCATTCGGAGCCCGGCCCGACCTCGGCGGCGTAGACGGCGGTCGGGCGGCCAGGGTCGACGCCCACCAAGAGCCGGCGGCCGGGCGTTGTCGACTCGTTGACGACGCGGATCACCCGCAACTGCCGGAACACGAACGGCACCGTAACGCCGAGCGCCTGCTGCTCTAGGCTCAGGAGGTCAAACGTCTCGACCGAGTTGGCGGGGATCGTCCGTTGGTCGGCGTAGACGAGGTCAGCCTCGCCGGGGCCGTCGCCGTCGGTGATCGTGTAGTTGCCGCTCGCCGTGCGGCGGTTGACCACCGTCCCGACCTCTTGCGTGTCGGTGCGATTCCATACGAGCGCTGTTCGCAGGGAGCCGGTGAGTGTGTCGGTGACGGTGTCGGCCATTTCAGATCAACCCGAATTTGATGGCACGGCGGGCGGCCTCTACGGAGCAACCCAGTTGGAAGGCGACGAGCTCGATGTCGGCGGTGTTCGTCGGTTGCGGCCGTCGGCTCGTGACCTTCCCCCAGAATTGCTGTTGAGGCGTGTAGTTTTTGGCGATCGACGCGATGTCGTCGGGGGCGGCGATCGGCTCGCGCCCCTCGGCACCGCCCCGGCGAAAGTGCGCGTACGCGATCACGCCGTTGAGGGTAGAGGCAGCGAGCCGGGAGGCGCAGGGGCTATACCTGCTCGCATTCGGCGAGGCAGGCGGCGTAGCCGGCGATGTCGACGATCTGGTCTCGGGTTTTCGTTGGCCCTAAGAATCGGGCCACTTTGTCGAGGGTCATGATCAGCGCCCAATCGCTGGTAGTGAGCGGCCTTTTTAGCACGTCGGCGAACGCGGCGTTGATCATGCCGACCGTGCGGGCGAAATGTTTTTTCGGCCCGCCGTACTTGGGGCGTCGGTCTCGCACCTCGTGCATCGTGTCGCGGAGCAACTCCTCGGCGGCGTTGGCTGGCTCCTCTTCGGCCTGGGCAGCGAGGATGCCGTCGCCCATGAGCCGCGGCCCCTCCTCGTCGTGGAGCTCACGCTCGCCGCGGAGGATCCAGTCGACCGGGATGGCGTCGGCTGGCTCGAACGTCTCCTCGGGCTCGCCTTCGCAGCACGCGGCATCTGCGGCGCAGCCCTGGCCGAGCCTGGCCTCCACGGCGGCCCGCAGTTCTTCGTTGGCCTCTTCGAGCGTCGTACTCATGCGGTCGATTTCCTTTCGTTGGTGGCGGATCAGATTGAGAAGGCGGATAACGTCGGCGGCTAGCGTGCCGGAGGTGCCGGTGTAGGCACCGGAGAAACGGCGGGCTCGGTATTCGGCCTCGCGGAGGTAGTCATCACTGAGCATTTCGGCGCTTCTGGAGGTCGCGGTCGCAGAAGACTCCGGCGGCGTCGTAGAACCATGTCTCCATGGCCTGCCGTGAGCCGATGTAGCCTTCCTGCGAATGCCAGTCGTCGGGAGGGCAGATGGCTGGGGCGATCCTCACGACGACGCCGTCGACCGTGTCGATGCCGTCGGTATCCACGACGCGGCGCGTGCGGGCGGCCTGCTTGTGGAGGTGCCCGGTGTGGATCTCCCGGTAACGGCAGCGGCTCCAGGCGGCGGGCACCTCCAACGCCATAAGCGCCGGCAGTTTCGCCCGTGCCTTGTCGCCGTGAGCGAACCCGATGAGATTGCCGCCGTGCTCTAGGTATTGGCGATGGGTAAACGCCTGGTGAATCGTCACCCGTTTGTCGGCCTGGAAGTGGGTGGCTAGCAACAGGCGAAACCATGCCGTCATGGTCTCGTCGTGATTCCCCGGCACGCATACCACGTCGGTCGGGCACGTCTCGGCAGATCGCTCGACGAGATACGCCGCCGCTGCCGTCCCGGTCTCAATCATTTTTTCGAGGCGGCCGTCTCGCTCTAGTTGCGTCCCGCGCGTCGTCTTCGCGTCGGGCGTGTCGTAGTGGTACACGTCTCCGAGGAACGCGATCGTCCGCCGTGCCGGCTCTTGGCGGTCGCCGGCTTCAATTAGCCGCAGCCCGGCGTCTCTGACCAGGCGGTCGGCATGGTCGAGGTCGTAGTCGTCGCCGCCAGTCGTCTTGCCCCAGGCGTATTTTCCGAAGTGCGGGTCGGCGATGACGAGCACTTGCCAGACGCCGTCGCGTTTTCCCTTTTGAGCCTTCGCCTTTGGTCTGCCAATGCGGCCCGAGGCTGCGGCCCCTGCGATCATCGCCTCGACGGCCTCGCGGATGCCCGGCCCGGCCTTGGGCCGGAGCTTGACGTGTACGCGGTGCAACTCCGTAACGACAGGCTCGCCGGTTTCCTTGTCGGCCGTCAGCCCTTCCCATTTGGTCGCCTCGCTGGTGGCGATTTCAAATTTCGCCATATCGGCCTCGATGTGCCGGAGCAGATCGTCGACCGTACGGATGCGGGCCGAGACGCTTTTCGCCTCTAGGCCGTCGGCGGTCTCCTTCTGGGTGACCTCCTCGATCGTTAGCCCTTTGTCGCCGTTGATCTTGGCGGCAATCGCGGCTATCGCTTTTCGAGCCATTCGCGCACCCCTTGATGGCCGACGCTGGTGATGCCGTGTTGGTTGAGGTATGCCGCAATGGCGACGAATGCCGGCCGCTTCTTGGTGCCAAACTCGCCGGCGAGAAACGCCGCCTCGATCTGGCGAAGCGTTTCGAGGTGTGATGGATCTACGCGATCGTGCCACCGCATCGACTGCGGCTTCGGAATCGCCGCCTTGATTGCCGCGATTGGGTCGATCTTTTTGCTCACGTCAATCCTCGTGTCGGAGGAGGCCGGCGGCGTCGAGGAACCGCGAGCAGGTTTCGGCCATGTCGCAGACCGCCGTTTCGTCGAGGTCGGGCCAGCGTGCGTGGAGGAGTTCATGGAGGATCGTGTCCACAAGGTC